AAAAAAAGAAGAACAAGATTTTTTAGAAAAAATTGGAACATTATATAAACGTAAAAAAGAAAAAAAGGATGGTAAGTTAGGACCAACTGATCCATTAAGTAAATATGAATCTTATTCAGAGGAAGAATTAGCAGGAAACATAGAAGCAAAGAAACCAAATTTTGATACACTAGAAGATTACATAATGGAAACAATGCCTATGTTTGAACCAAGAGATGTAGCACCTCCTAAATCTTATTCGCCTATGCCTGTTGAAGAATATTTAAGAAGAAGATTTCAGCTAGAACTTGCTGACGGTGGATTGACAAAAACGGTACCACCTGTTAGAGGTCCTAATCCACAAGGTGTTGAATCATTGTTTAAAAAAAGATAGAATATAATCATGGCTGAAATAGATAAATCATTACCCAATATTAGTCCAACTCCTTCGGACCCAGAATTTAAAGAACAAGAAATTGCTCTAGAAACTAGAGATGAATTAATTCCACAAATTTCAAATGAAAACATTGAAATTAATCCAATGGAAGATGGTGGTGCAGAAATCTCTTTTAACCCAACTCAAGAATTACAATCTAGTGATCACTTATCTAATCTAGCAGAAATAATTGACGAACAAGAATTAACTGAAATAGGTGCAGAGTTAGTGGATGACTATAATGAATATAGATCTTCACGACAAGATTGGGAAATGGCATATACTAATGGTTTAGATCTATTAGGATTTAAATATGAAAGACGAACAGAACCATTTAAAGGTGCATCAGGAGTAACTCATCCAGTGCTTGCAGAATCAGTAACACAATTTCAATCACAAGCTTATAAAGAATTATTACCAGCAGATGGGCCAGTGCGAACACAGATTGTTGGATCAATAACACCTGAACGACAAGATCAAGCAAATAGAGTTAAAGATTTCATGAACTATCAAATTATGGATGTCATGAAAGAATATGAATCTGAATTTGATCAAATGTTATTTTATTTACCTTTATCAGGTTCTACATTTAAAAAAGTTTATTATGATTCAATATTAGGTAGAGCAGTATCTAAATTTATTCCTGCAGAAGATTTAATCGTTCCTTATTCAGCAACATCATTAGAAGACGCAGAAGCAGTTATTCATGTAATTAAAATTTCTGAAAATGATTTACGTAAACAACAAGTAAATGGTTTTTATAAAGATGTGGAACTTGGAGAACCACCATTAAAAGAAAATGAAATAAAAAGTAAACAAAGAGAATTAGAGGGAATTAGAGTTGAAAGACAAGATGATATTTATACTTTATTAGAATGTCATGTTAATTTAGATTTAGAAGGTTTTGAAGATAAAGATCCTCAAACTGGTGAGCCCACAGGAATTAAACTTCCATACGTTGTAACGATTGAAGAAGGATCAAGAGAAGTTTTATCTATTAGACGTAATTACAAAGCAGAAGATCCATTAAGAAATAGAACTAATTACTTTGTTCATTTTAAATTTTTACCAGGTTTAGGATTCTACGGCTTTGGTTTAATTCATATGATTGGTGGTCTATCTAGAACTGCAACATCAGCTTTAAGACAATTATTAGATGCAGGTACTTTAGCTAATTTACCATCTGGATTTAAAATGAGAGGTATTAGAGTTAGAGATGATGCACAACCTTTACAACCTGGAGAATTCAGAGATGTAGATGCACCTGGAGGAAATTTAAAAGATGCGTTTATGCCATTACCATTTAAAGGACCTGATCAAGTATTATTACAATTAATGGGTATAGTAGTGCAAGCAGGACAAAGATTTGCAAGTATAGCAGACAATCAAGTAGGCGAAGGAAATCAACAAGCGGCAGTAGGTACAACTTTAGCATTACTTGAAAGAGGTTCACGTGTAATGTCAGCAATCCACAAAAGAATTTATGCTTCTTTAAAACAAGAATTTAAATTATTAGCAGATGTATTTAAAACTTATCTACCACCCATATATCCATATGATGTAGTAGGTGGAAATAAACAAATTAAAGTTGCGGACTTTGATGATAGAGTTGATATTGTTCCAGTTGCAGATCCAAATATATTTTCTCAAACTCAAAGAATTAGTTTAGCACAAACTCAATTACAACTTGCTCAATCTAATCCACAAATTCATAATTTGTATCAAGCTTACAAAGATATGTATCAAGCAATTGGTGTGGACAATATAGATTTAATACTACCACCACCTGCAAGACCAATGCCAATGGATCCAAGTTTAGAACATATTAGTGCAATGGGTAGTCAACCTTTTCAAGCATTCCCAGGACAAGATCATAGAGCACATATAGAAGCTCATTTAAACTTTATGCAATTAAACATGGTTAGAAATAATCCAATGATAGTTGCTTCAATTCAAAAAAATATACTTGAACACATCTCAATCATGGCTCAAGAACAAGTTCAATTAGAATTTTCTCAAGAATTACAACAATTACCTATATTACAACAACAAGCAGCCCAAAATCCTGCAATTGCTCAACAGTTACAAATGATGACACAAAAAATTGAGTCTAGAAAAGCAGTACTTGTGGCTGAAATGACCTCTGATTTCATGAAAGAAGAAAATAAAATCACTTCTCAATTTGATTCTGACCCATTATTGAAGTTAAAATCACGTGAAGTTGACTTAAGAGCTATGGAAAATGAGCAAAAACGTAAGGAAGCTGAAGATAGGATCAATTTAGACAAGATGAAAGCTTTAATGAATCAACAAAATAATGAAAATAAGCTTGAACAAAACGAAGATTTAGCTAAACTACGTGCCGGAGTAAGTCTTGCAAAACAAGGCGTTCAACAAATGAAAATAAAAGGAATATAATATGAAAAACGGTCAAAAAAAAATTGGTAAGGTGATGAGAGAGTTTAAAAAAGGCGAACTTAATATTGGTAAGTCTTCTAAAAAAGTAAAAAGTCCAAAACAAGCAATTGCAATTGCTTTATCAGAAGCAGGTCAATCTAGAAAACCAATGGCAAAAGGTGGAGCTGTTGTAAAAAATTCATCTTCAAGATCAGAATTTGGAAATCAAGTTGATTTTGCAAAATTTACACATTCAGATGGAACATTAAAAGGTGGAATTGATGTAGAAGTTTCTAATCCACAGGAAACACAAGTAGAAAAAGTTGGTGGACAAAGAAGAATGCTTGCGGAGAAAAAAAGATCAGCGAAGTGGTATTAATTTATGATTCAAATGTTAGGAGCTGTTGCACCTCTTGCAAAAATTCTTTTTTCAACAATTGAAAAATCAGTTCCTGATAAAGATTTACAAGAAAAATTAAAATCACAATTACAAACTCAATTACTACAATCTAATACACAAGAATTAACTGCTGCAGCAAAAATTATTGAGGCAGAGGCCAAAGCGGGCTGGTTCGCATCGAGCTGGAGGCCCCTTTTAATGTACGTATTAATTTTTATATTAATATGGAACTATGTATTAGGACCAGTAATATTATTTTTTTTTAAAGCTTCTATAACTATACAACTTCCAGGTGATGTTTGGACACTTCTTCAAATTGGTCTTGGAGGTTATGTTGTGGGCAGAAGTGCAGAATCGGTGGCACGCACTATGGCGAATAGACCGGCAAACAAAGAACAAGAAAACGGATAAGGAGAAAACATGAGAAACGATTACGGTATAAGACCAAGAGCAAAAATGAAAAAAGGTGGTAAAGCAGATATGATTACTAAAAAAATGCCTATGAAGAAAAAAGGCAAAATGATGAAGGGTAAAAGATAATGGGTGATATATCTTTAAGAGGACGTGGGATTGAAAGAAAAAACTTTGCTAAAGGTGGTAAAGTTAAAAAAGATAAATCATTTCCAGATTTAACTGGAGATGGAAAAGTAACTTTTAAAGATGTTTTAAAAGGAAGAGGTGTTATTAAGAAAAAAGGAGGCATGATTAAAAAAGCCGACATGATAACTAAAGATATGCCTATGAAGAAAAAAGGCAAAATGATGAAAAACAAAAGATAATGGCAAAACTTTGCCCAAGAGGAAAAGCTGCTGCTAAAAGAAAATTTAAAGTCTATCCAAGTGCATATGCAAATATGTATGCATCAGCAGTTTGTTCTGGTAAAGTAACACCAGGTGGTAAAAATAAATCTCAAAAGAGAAAAGCAGTATCTAATTATAAACAAGGTGGAGTAGCTAAAGCTTGTGGAGATATTTTAGAAGTCAAAAGAAAAATAACTAAAAAATTTTAATATGAGTTTACGTAAATGGGTTCAAGAGAAATGGGTAGATATTGGTTCTAAACGCAAAGATGGTTCCTTTGCTCCGTGTGGAAGATCTAAAGGTGAAAAAAGAAAAGGTTATCCAAAGTGTGTACCATTAGCTAAAGCCAGATCAATGTCAGAAGGACAAAGACGTTCTGCTGTTGCAAGAAAAAGAGCAGCTGGTAATACAGGACCTAAACCTAAAAACGTTCCAACATTTACAAGAAAAAAAATGAGTGGTGGAGGATTAGTATGAGCGGAGAAAAATATTATAAACAAGAACGAGCACGACAAAAAAAATTTAAAGAAGCAGAAAAAAAGTTAGATGAGAATTATAAA